AGATTGAAGTGCCTGTATACTACCATGAAGACCAGAACGGAGCATATACCTATGATTTTGAGGCTATGGTGGAATATTTTAATGAAAGGTTGGATGAATTAAGATGAAAAAACTAGATAATAGAATTAAGAAATTTGTGAAAGATGCAAAAAAAGAAATATTAACTGATGAATATATACAAGATGCTCACTTACACGATTTGGGTGCATTGTTTGGTGAGTATCTTTGCGATGAGGAAGAAGGAAAAGTATTTATAAAAGCTAAAGAAAAGTTTGATAGAGAGACAGATAAAAAGATTGATTTATTAATTAAAAAACATTTTGAGGAACTAAGATGATTACAGAAAAAGATCTAATGTTTGATGAATTGTACGATGAGTTTAAACGTACTATGGATAACGATAGTGTGAACCTACCTGCCTATGCAGAGGAACATGGCATTGATGATGATACAATGATGCTAATATGGGAGACATATATAATAGAAGTAGGGAAAAGAAACGGAGTACAGAAATGAGTAGAATTAAGAAAGAAGTAACGGAAAGTCCATTTAAGGGTATGATAGAGAGAACGGATATATTCTCTGATATAGTGTTGGGTAATCTGATGAAACAACATGAGATACAAAGAAACTTAAATAGAAAGAAGAAGTATATACACGATACAGACAAAGCAATTAAGGCTTGTCCTAAATGTAGTAGATGTTGGGAGAGAACTAGATTAACTGGCAATCATAAAGAGAAGAAAACAATCTATTATGATAACTTTCCTAAGTTTGGTAAAGAGATTAAATCGTGTAATAAATGCAATAGAGGAGAAAATTAATTTGGAACTTTTTGAAACTTGGTGCGTATAAGAAGTAAGCACGAAGCTTAAAATAAAACAAAAAAACAAGGAGTCAACATGACAGATATAATGAGATTAGAAAGAGCAAAAACCCTAGTAGAAAATCTTTTGAATACTAGGAAGATAAATGATATATCACTAAAGCAAGTAGTAAGTGATGTAGAGTTTGTATTAGATAACTTAAAAGAAAAAACAAGGAGTTAATATGACAAAAAAAGTAAATAGTTATTTCACATTGTGTGTTGCTGAAAATGGAGAGTGGTGCAACCAATTCACTAGTGAAGATTATAATGAAGTGAAAGAGCACAAAGCTGATTGGGAAGCTGATGGATGGACAAGTCAAAAGTTGCAAATTATAAGAACGACTGATAAGACAGATGACCTTAGTAGGTCTTTAGCTTGGTTAAATAATCACGAAAAGTAACTAACTAGGGGTGGGGCAACCCACCCCATAAACAAGGAGAGATTATGAAAGAATTTTATTACACAATAAAAGTAACTGGCTACATAGAAGCCAAGAGCAAAAAGAAAGCACTCAAAGAAGTGAAGGAATACAAAGAGCATTTTATGTGCGATGATCCGTATCCCATAATAAAAGTAAAGGAGTTGTAATGAAGAAGGTAAATATAAAAACAATGGTAGTTGGTAAGGATAGTACCCGAGGTCTACAAACCCCGAGGTTTAGATTGCATAGTGGGGAAACCAATCCAAGTGAGCTAATGGTAGTGCATTATGGGATAGCACCTAGATTTGTGAATGAACAACCTGATGTAGAAGTAACCAACATATACAATGTAGTAGATATACTCAATGAATGTATTGATGACTACCACGAGAAGCACAAAGACGATTAGGTTGGATTTGAACCACCTTTGGTATTATATTAAACTAAGGATATAATAAAAACAAGATGGGAATTAGAGAAGAACTAGCAGAAAGAAGTGGTAATGACGAAATGTTATTTGCAGATGGATATGATGATGCCCTAATAGGATATACAGATGGTGGAGTTGCCGTTTATTCTATTGAAAGTATTATACGAATAATGATTACACAAGAAGAGATGACAGAAGAAGATGCCTTAGATCACTTTTACTACAATGTATCAGGAGCTTACGTTGGAGAGTATACACCAATCTTTGTACATGATGTAGAATGGGGCGTATGATTGATAAAAAGATGCAGTAAGTGTAAGAAATATAAATTTAAATGGAAATACAATAAAAATAGGAGAAAGAAAGACGGACTACAACATCAATGCAGACCTTGCCAACATGAATATCATAATAAGAAATGGTATCCAAAGAACAAAGATAAAAGAGTAAAGGCTGTAAAAGATTATAAATGGAGAAAAAGAGAAGAGAATTATAGAAGAGTAGTAAAAGAATATTTTGTTAAGGGTTGTGTTGATTGTGGCGAAAATAATGTAAGAGTATTAGAGTTTGACCATGTTAGAGGTAGGAAAAGAAAGGTAGGTAAACGAGGACTAGAAGGGGTTTCTTACATGATTAGACATGGATACAAGTGGAGCACGATTAAAAGAGAAATAGATAAATGCGAAGTCAGATGTCGTAACTGCCACAAAGAAAAAACATGGAAAGAAAACAATTATTGGAAAGGTTTTGAAGATATTACAAAAAATAATGGAACAAATAGAAAGGATAATAGTTAGAAAGGATATGAAGTTAGTAACAATAAAAGAAAATCAAGGTCATAATGGAGAGCGTGAGGTAGTAACATACATCACTTATGATCCAAATACTGGTAAAGAATATGACGTAGCTGATATATATGATATGGAGAGTGAAGATGTTTTCAGTACTAAATAATATTAAAAGTGATATTCGCAAAGATATTAAGTCTGTAGAAAAAGCTTGGAAAGATAATCCTAGTAACGACTACTACTTTGCAGAGATATCAGGATTAAGAAGAGCACTTAATTATGTAACTAGAGCAGAGTCTAGGGAATACACTGCCTTAGATAAATGGGCACAATCAATGAATGAAAGGGAATTAAATGAATCTAACATTGGGTAATGGACAAGAGATTAGTATCCACGATATTAAATCTATTGAAGTTGAGCAAACAGAAAAAGCATATAAGCAATATTATAAGACTTTGTTGATTACCACTCAGGATAATCAAGAAGTACAGATAAATCTTTTTTCTAAGGACAAAGAAGTATTATTATAATGATAACGAAGGGGGTAGTTTCGGTTGGTTTTATTGTCCTTCTTGTTTACCAACCTCTCTTAAACAACGTCATGTATAGGCTATCCCCTTCTCCTCACATACCAAAGGATATAATATAGTGGACATACAAAAAGTTTATGACGAATGGTTGCGTTCTGAAAATGAATTGCATTACAGAAAAAGATATGAGAATAAACAAGAATGGTTTCATGCATCAGCATCAGGAATGTGTATGCGTAAACATTATTTTCAACATGTAGCAGGGATAGAACCTAAGCCAGTTAATGACGATACTATGAGATTATTCAGACTAGGAGACTTAGTACATAATGATATACAAGATGCAGTAAGAGATTATGCAGATAAGAATGGTGCTCAGGTTATGATAGAAAGAGAGATACAATTACCTGATGTAAATGTCAGGGGTTTTATGGATTTACTATTAGTAGAAGATGCTACACTAGTAGATATAAAGACTTGCAATGCTTGGAAGTGGCGAGGTTTGTTTGGTAGGAATCCTGATCCAAACCCAGCTATAAATTATAATTTACAACTCGGAACATACGGATGGTGGTACGAAGAAGATTCGGGGAACAAATTAAAGAAACTTGCGTTATTATATTATAACAAAGACAATAGTAAAATGAGAGAAAAAAGAATACCGATATCTTATATAGATAAAGCAAAAGAATATTGGTATGATGTTAAACAACGCTTCAAGAGAGGCAATCCACCTATAGAGCTTGGTATTGCACCAGTGTATAAATGGGAGTGCAATATCAAATACTGCAACTTCTATGAAGTATGTGGGGGTGGACTAAAAGAGAAAGGAACAGACCTATGAGCGAAAAAAAACCTGATTGGGATAAAATAACTGAAGGTAAAATAAGACATGGTATAGCCGTAGAAGCTTTCAGTAAGGGCATGGAACTCAATGCTGATAACATGAAGACTATGGAGAAATGGGTGCAGTTTGTGATACATGGTTACGATGGTATAAAAGATATACTAGATGACCATAAGACTAGAGCTATGAGCAATGGACAGATAGTAGAAAAAGTAAAAGATACATTTGATGGGGAAGAAGTAGATACTGATAAATACATTGCAGATACAATAGAGAAAGCGGCTGTTGGTCTTGACAGAAAAAATAAGAACATCGTTATGGCTAGACTTAGGGATGGTAAAATCAATACAGATAATCTGCAAGCATGCCTAGACAGAATAGAAGTACTAAAGAAGGGATAGTATGGTTGACATTGGGGATGCTTACTATCCAAGTGATTTGGATGATAATAGACTTTCTGTACCAAAAGGCAGATATACTGCTGTGATAACAGATCTTTCTATATCTGAGAATGTCAGGTTTGGCAAACATATTGCTGATATATTTAAACCAGTGTATACTATTGACAAAGAAAGTCATCCCCAATACGATGGTTGCTCTGTGATAGATAATGGCATTTTCAGATATAAGAAGGTAGGCGATTCACTATATGATCATAGTAAGAACTGGGGCTTTGCAAAATTCTTGTCCGTTATGGGACTTCGCAAAAAGGATAGGGAAGGTGGGCAACTGCCTTTCCTATACCTGAATGATATAAAAGGTGCTGTTGTATTGATAGATGTATTTATGAAACGTTTTATAAATGATTTGGATTCTGAGATAGCTTACCCAGTATGTAGAACAATTCAATTACAGAAACCTGCGGAAGTACCATTCTAATGAAGTTCAATGACTCTTTATTAAGTGGTAAACAATCCGAGAATATTATATTAAAAATGGTGCAAAATAAATATCCTAAAGCATATATCAAAGAAGGGTATCATAAAGAGTATGATATAATGATACCTGAAATAGATAAAACAATAGAAGTGAAGAAAGATTTTAAATCACAATATACTGGTAACGTAGTTATAGAAATGGAAATGAATAACAGACCATCGGGATTACAAACTACTACCGCTGATTGGTGGGTATTTCATTTAGACGAAACAGAAATAGTATGGATCACACTAGAAAGATTAAAAGAAATGGTTGAATTTGAAGATTATAATCTAGTAGAATTTATTGGTGAGGGAGATGATATAAGTAAACTTGCTTACCTAGCACCTAAAAAAGATTTATATATGTATAGTAATAAAATAAAAGAATTAGTTAAGGATAGTATATTATGAAAAAACAAAAGTGTGTAGCAAATATTAAGTTCTCACAGCAAGAAGTAGAGCTTATGATAAACGCATTACAAAACCTAATCAAGATAGAGATACCATTTCAAGATAGTGCTGATTGGAGAAAACCTTACGAAATGTTATTAAAAGACCTTAAAAAAATTAAATCAGACATGAATAATAAGATAGAAGAAGCAATGCTAAATAGAGAGCATGAAGAGACTTCTACAATATATGGCGAGGTATGTGAATGAAGAATAAAGAAAATGTAAGAAGAGGTAGAAGGGCTAGACAGCGTGGAGCAGAACTACAAAGACAAGCTGTACGCATGGCAAAAAATTTAGGACTAGAGGCATTTAATCGTGATAGAGGTGGTGCACAACATGAGCAAGGCGATATAGAGATTGAAGGTCATTGGTATGGGTGCAAAAGAAGAACTCGTATTGCTAAATGGCTTAAACCTGAAAAAGATGAAGAGGGAGTTGTAGTTAGAGAAGATAGGGGTAAGCCTTATATCGTATTAGACTATGAATACTTTTTAAATATGCTATCTATAATGAAAGAGATGGCAGACTAATTGTTAACAAACAAGGTGGTCTGCTTTATAAATTTGAAAGAAGAGCTTTTAAATGAAATTGGTTGGCGAACTAAAAATAAAGTAGACCATCTTATAATAAGGAGAAAACAGCATGGCTGAATACAAACAAAAAGATCAGTCTTTCAAGCTTTGGAAGAATGATTACAAAAAGGAAGGCGATAAGAAGCCTGATTACACTGGTACTGGATTAATCAATGGAGAAGAAAAACAAGTTTCCATGTGGATTAATGAAGATAAGAATGGAAAAAGATACTTATCTGGGTCTATCAGTGAGCCTTACAAGAAAAAAGACAGCCCTTTCTAGGGTTTTCAGTCTTGTTTAATAATGAGGGGGCTAGTGCCCCCTTTTTATTAATAAAATAATTAAGCGATACTTATATCAAAAAACTTTTTTTACGGCTAAATACGGCATCCTAGGGGCACTTTTTTTCTTTAATGTTTGAATTTTGTACGATATTAAACAAAGTGTGTGCTTTTTGTACTAAATCTAAGTGGAATCCATATATTGAGGATTATGATGATACAGATAGATTGTTTTGTGGTGTGTCATCAGGGTTTGATACTAGAGTAGAAGCATTAGATGAGTGCTGGATGAAGATGTCTAAAGGTAAAAGAAATAATTTTACCAAAGCTAAAAGAGAAGAATATCAAATATTAAAAACAAATAGGAGTTAGAATGGATATATTAGATGATTACCCACAAGAAAGAAAAAGTATAAAGTGGAATTATTTTAGTGATGATACGATCATACCTGATAGTGAGCAACTTACAGATAAAGAAAGAAAGAAATTAACTAATCTAATAGGTCTGTGTATAAATCGAGTTATAGATTTTAATGAGTATTACACAAAACTAGCTGAATTTTGGAATGAGGTAGGAGAACCTGAGTATGCTAAAGAAGCTTTACTTAAAGTAGAAGATTAAAATTTAACGACTTCTTCTCGTTCTTCTATTATTAGATCTACTACCATAAAGCTCAGCTAATTCAACCATTAAAGCATCATGCCTTTTTAGTCTTTCATAGGCATCTTCTCCAATTCTTCTTTTTAAAGCTGATTTTCTATCTTGAAATACTTGATCTGATTTTCCGGGTGCTATTCTTGATTTTTCCAACAATCTTTTTCCTAAAATAGACTGAGCAATTTTACCTTTATCTGTTGCTGTTTTAAATATATAATTATCAGCTATTCTTTTAGCTTCATATACCGTACCTGTTTCTCTTAAAGATTCATAAGCTTTTTTCATAGCTTTTCTAAATTCAATTATTTCTTCATCAGGATTAGATGTATATGTACCACCATATTTATTTTGAAATTTCCATCTATGATAAGCTTTTATGGCATTTGTATTTTTTAATTCTTGAGGGTCTGCAAAACCAAAATAAACTTTAAAATGATCACCAACTCTACCCGCTGGAAAAAATCTATTTTGTAATTTTTTATATCTACCATAAGCATCTTCATAAGTGTATCTTCCTGTACCAGTTGTAGCTTGATAAAGCTCTCTCATTATAGTATATGGGTAAAAAGAATCTACAATACTTTCTTGAGCACCCGCTGTAGATTGTAATATTCTTCCATAAACACCTCCTATAGATGTGTACATCCAACTATAAACAGCAAACCTAAAAGGATCATCAATTATTTCTTTACTTTTAATTACCAGATTATCATAACCGCCATATAAACCCGCTAAAATAACCTGAACTCCTGCACCTATTCCAGTAGACCTAAATACTTCACTAGTTATATTTCTAGATATATCTAAAAATTTACTATATTGCTTTTCAGCAGTTGCTTCACGCTTAATTTCATTCATTGTTGATAATAACTTTGCTAACTGCCTAGCTCTACCTTGAGCATAGGTTTCAAAAGCAACAGATTCATTAAAAATTCTATTTAATTCTAACCTTGATCTTTCAGCAGGTTGCTGTGCACTCATAACTATTTTTGCAGGCGACATTCTAATATATCTATCATATAACTCTTGAGGTGCTTTTCCAGATACCATAAGTTCAGCTTGCTCTCTAGTAAAATTACCAAACTCTCTAGTTCTATCAACATCTCCTTTTCTTTTCTTACCTGACTTCCAACGCTCTACATTATCAAAAGCAATAATAGCCGCTGTTTTTTCATTCATTTCATTTATTTGTCTATAACCAAATAAAAAACCAGCTCCTTCAGATAATCTTTGTATTCTAGATGAGATCGGTCTAGTAGGGTCTAAAGAAAAATTAGCTACATCTTTAGTAAAAGCACCTAATCTATATAAATACTCTTCTAATGCTTTTACTTCTGCTTTTTTTGAGCTTAATCCTAAATTTTTCATAGCTCTTATAACTGATGTTGAACCACCATACCTAGCTGTAATTCCTAAAGGTTCAAAAACATTAGGTACACTAGACACTGAAAGGTTTAACGATTTTATACCACCAAGCATGGATCTTGCTATCCTTAATACTCTTTGATTAGTACCAATAACATTTGCATAAGATGCTTCAACAGGAGCACCACTTAAAGCACGAACCATTTCATGAAAAGGTTGTACATCACCTAATTCTTTTCTTATTCTTTCTTTATATTCATTTATTTTACTAGTTCCATTTATTTCTTGACCAAATACACTAGCTACACCTATTCTAGATGCTCCAGTTTGAGATAATCTCCTAGCATACTCAAAAGGTCTATGTTCAATAAGTGGAACTATATCTCCTTTTATTTCTAAAGCATGGGGTATGTTTTTCCATTTTCTACTATGTTCTACCTGTGTAGTTCTTGTAGGTTTTTCATTAGAAGCACCAGAAAAATTATCTTTAAAATCTGAAAAATAATCAAGAACATTTTCTTTAGGTGCACCAGTTGCTTTTGAAAATTCCTTTATAAATAAATTAAAATCAGGTGTACCTTCTCCCTGTTCCATAATTCTATAAAATTCAGAAGACATAATTCTTGGTGCTATTTCTCTACCCATAACTTTAAAAGGTCTGGGAACTCCATCTTTACCTTCTGTATATATATTATAATCTTCAAATATTTTACCCCTAGCCTCAATTAAATCACGAAGAGATTCAACAATTTTAACTTCAGTTTTAGATAATTCATTTAATGGTATCTTACCTTCAATAGCGGCATGTGCTCTATTTTGTAATATTTTATTACCACCAATTTCTACTAATTCAAACTTTGATAATGATGTAGTTGCTTCAAACTCTTTGCCATATCCTTTACCACTTAATGTTAAAACTTTATCAAGATAGGGTGCTAATTGACCACCTACTTTTTTAGTCACATCAGTTGCTTCATATCCTAAATCTCTAACAAGTTTTGATGTTTCAGTATTTACTCTTCCAGCTCTATCCATCATATTTACAAGTGTATTGGAGTAAATATATTTGTCAAACCAACCTCTTTCTTCTTTTACAGGTAGTTCAACTTTTTCAAATTTTTTATCAGATATTGTTTCTTGATTCTTATCCTTATTACTAAGTCTTTCTAAGGCATTATTATATAATCTATCTATTTCAGCATCACTATATCTTTTTGGAATTTTATCGCTAGAACCAAATAATTTTTTAAATATACGTTTAGTAGAACGACCAATAGATCTTAATAATTTTACATTTGGTATACCAGCAAATGCTTGCATTTCTATACCGTCAGACTCTGCTCTTTCTTGTACATCTCTTCTTAATTCTTTTGCTTTTTGATTAGATATTTCTAATCTTTCTCTTTGCTTTGTAGTTAAACCACCACTCTTTAATGCTTGCTCATTTGTTTTTATAGTTAAATCTAAATCAGCATATTCTTTTTGTAGTAAAAACCCTTTTAATTTTTTATTGTTAGGTAAATTTTCTACTAATTGTTTAGCTGGTTTAGGTGTAAGTATTTCAGAAGCTGGTTGTTTTGTAGGATTTATAGGAATTTCTACAAAAGAATTAGCTTTCACAGGTTCTGTTTGTAACTTAGCTGATTCTAATAGTAACTCTAATTGAGTACCACCTTGTCTAATTTTATTCTGTGCTTCAGCTACTGACCTTTTTGCACCATCAATTTCTATAATTCTTACTGCTTGCCTACCTGCATCTGCTGGGTGTAAGGGAACTTCCATCATTGGATCTGACTTAAAAGTAGTATTCAAAGCATCTTTATCTTTTAAATAATTATCTAATCTTTGCTGTTCAGATCTAGACCTTCTTTGCATTTGTAATTGTACATCCTCAGTTGTTGGACTTTTCTTTGCTTCCATAGCAGTTTCTGATAAAATAGTAGGTCTTTTAGCAAAACCATAAGCATTTGCAACAATGTTTCTTCTCTGAACTCTTGAGTCTATTTCTATTTGAATATCATCTAATATTTCTTGTCTAGCACGAGATTTTTCAAGAATATCCATATCCTTAGACAATCTATCTATTTCTTTATCTAGTTGTCTTCTTTCAAAATCTAATTTATTAGCCTCAGATATAGGCTCTATATTTCTTGATTTTCTCTGTACCTCTTCTAGTTTAACACCAGATTTTTCTACTTTTATTTCACCGCTTGGTACTAATTTTACATCAACTACTTTTTGCTTACCCTCTTTTGTTATTTCTGTTATTGGACTTTCTTTTAATATAGAAGATTCTACTAATCTGGGAGCAAGTCTATATTCTATTGGAGAATCCTTGCTTGCCTTAACAGGTGATTTATTTTCAATAGCAAGTTCTACAGAACTTTTTATTCTGTTTTGTTGCTCGTTTGCTATTTCGGTAAGTGATTTACCAGTACGCTCAGAAGTTTTTATAGCATCTTCCGCAAGAGCTTTTCTCATATTGTTAGAAAGGTTAGGATTTAAAGTTTTTATTAACTTTAACCCTATAATAGTACCAGCCGCATCAAAATAACCTTCTAATGCTTTTTGCCTACCCTCAGGTGTCCTTAAATTTATTTCACTTTCATCTGTAAATCCTACTTGACCTTCTAATATTGGAGATATAGTTCCAAGACCTAACACTTCGCCAGTAAATCCAAAAGCTTTTTCACCGGGTTTACCTAATGTTTTACTACCAAGTGCAGATCCTGTTAAACCTAAACCGCTTGTAAAACTACCAATAACAGCACCTTTAGCAGTTTCTTCTACTACCTGCAAAGGATCTACCTCTCCAGTGTCCCTAACTTGAGATACAATACTTCTAGCACCATCAAATGCCGCAAATCCACCTGCACCACCTGTAATTCTTTCAAGTGCATTTTTAGCGTACACTCTAGCTTGCCCTATTGGTATCTTAGTTTTTTTAGATATAAAGTTAGCAACTTTATCAGCACTTTTACCTACAGCTTTTAATTTAGAAAGACCTCCACCAAAAGCAAATAAGAATTGATCAACAGGCATAGTTAAAGATAGAGCACCTGAAGCTAATTGCTCAAACTTATTATGAGATAATAAATTTGGATCTTTTTCTAAGATTTCTCGGTATAACTTTAATTCTTTTTCGTCTTTCATCATTGGAACTTCAATACCAAATATTCTAAATAAAGAACCAGTAATAGATGAATCAAAAGCATTTGCAAATATTTCACTACTAGGCATACCATCTTGATACCTACTTTTTACTTTATAATACGCATCTAAATCACTTAGTCCCTCATTCTTTTTTAACTCAGCTATCTGTTGTTTAAATTGTCTATCCCTTTCAAATATTGCTAAATCTTTAGCTGAAGGTTCATATACTTCTTGTGTTGTTTCAATACCTTCTATTTCCGAAGTTGGTATACCCATAACGAATTTTGGTACATTAGAAGATAAATTAAATACTTTTTTTGCAGGATCTGGGTCTTTAACCGCAGACATAATATACCTTGGATTATTTTTATTATAATCTAAAGCTTCTGTTAAGTTTTTTATTCTAGTTAAAGGAACTGGCTCTGAACTTTTTTTTAATTCATCTGGATCTATAAAAACAGAATTTGAATTAACTGTTTTTGATGGAGAAGATATTTTAAGTTCGTACTCCTCATAAGAAGGTAACTCAAAATTTAAATCTACTAATTGATTATACAAGCTCTTTCTAGAGTTTGGATCTTGCATTTTTTTAGAAAAAGTTTCAAAGTCTCCAATATCATAGTATTCAGAAACTTGATCGTAAAGTCTTTGCTGAGAATTTAAAGACATTAAAAATTTAATTTTATTTTTGGTAAGGCTACCCCTGTTGAATCTGCTGGAGCACCTAAGTTAATATCCTCAGAAGTTGTTATTGGTAAATCTTTAGGTTCTTCGGAAGCAAATAGACCTCTAAATTTTCCTAATGTTTTTTCTAAATACCCTTCTTCCTCGGTATTAACATCACTTAAATCTATATTTAAACCAGTTTTAGAAAAATCATATCCACCTAATTCTTGCATAGAATTTATAACAATTTTTGCTTTCCTATCTAATATTTGCTTTTGTCTTTTTTGCTCTGTCGTATAATTTTCTGGAGATCCTAAACCCATTATTTCATTTTCAATATTTGTAAGTACTTCAATAGCTACATCTATTTGTTCTCTTGGGCTTAAATCTCTATCACTTCTACTTTTTCTAGTGACAAGTTCTTTTAATACTAGCTCTCCTTGACCAGCACTAGCGGCTAATAAATCAGTTTCTTTTCTAGGATCGTTTGGATTTTTTTTATAATAATCATTTATTTTTTTTACAATAAAATTATTTTTTATTTTATTTATTTGACTATTTACTTGATTTAATCTATGTTGGTATTTTGCAACATTAGGAGAATTAGCTAAACTAGTTAATTTTTCTATTTTTTTCATATCTGTTAAATCTACATCTTCATCAAAATTAAGCATACCTTGAAAAGCGTTTTCTTCAGACATAATATTTTCACCAAGAGATTTTATAGAAGGATTTTTAGATGTTGCCATAGCTTTTCCTAAATCTTCATCTGGTAATAATCTATATAAATTTAATTCGTTGTTATACTCTCTTTGTTGTATAGTATCCTCATATTGCTTCATCCTTATCTGGTTCTGCTGATACTGATTAATATATTGTGGTAGTGCATCGAGAAAATCAGCTAAGGGGGTATCATAAGTACCCGCTGGCATTGACTGTCTTCTACTATATATGCTTCTTCTTCCGTTAGCCATTATATTGCCATCCAACTTACACCTGTCCAAATATAATTCCTACCATCAGACCCTTCTTGTTGTTGACCCGGTAATGTACCCGGATTTGAAGGTGGTTGTTGTGGAACAGAATCAGCTACTTCAAACTCAGCTCCACCAGAAATAAGGTCAGCCATTTGACCTAATACTGATGACTCATATTGAGCTTCTGCTTCTGATGTAACATCTGCAATCGCTTCACCAGCAGACGATAATGCTTCTTGTCCAGCTCTAGCCCTAGCACCAAATCCTTGACCCATGCTAGATAATCCCATACCACCAGTCATTCCAAGTAAATTTTGTTGATATTGAGACTTAGCACTTTCTATAGAGCTAGGATCAAAATCAGATATTAAACTAGCTTGTTCAGGAGTTAATTCAAAACCAGCTCCTAATGCTACGCTAAATGGAGAGTATGAACCAGCAGATGGTAGTAATGGTGCTTGACCAGAATTACCACTAATAGTGGTATTAGCACCACCTCCAAAACCTTCATCTCCCGGTACAAAAGCCCCTCTTCTTAATTTTAAAAATCCACCATCTTCAAAGTTTTCAAGTATAGGTTGATTATATCCAATCAAAGAAGAACCACTAATTACAGGAACTTGAGATATACTTGGTTGCTCTTGCACATCATCTAAAAAAGCAAACTCATCTATATCTTGACCCATTAATAAACCAGCATTGTCTAACATTCCTTGTCTAGTAACATCTTCAGCAAATCTTTTGCCACCTATTCCATACATTCTTGCCAATCCCAAGTTTTGTAATTGATCTAAAAAATCTCTAGTCTTACCCACAGTTTTACTTATAAAATTAGGAGAAGGTGTAGAAGTATTAAGCTGAGGTCTTGAAAAGCTAAGTAAACCTTGTCTAAACTTACTACCTTCCATAAATGGATTAAATTTAGAACCGTAAATGCCACCATCTTTTGACAAACCACCAGTAAGAGCCGCTTTTAATCCTGATGTTATTGCTCTTTCACCCATACCTCTAGTATAATCACGACTAGCCTGAGATACATCTCTAAATGCTTGTTGTCCAAATACAGTACCAGACCTATCATAACTTCTAGATTTGCCAGCACCTATTTTTTCACCTAATAATCTACCTAACCCAGTTCCTAAACCCGCACCTAATACTAACCCCAAACCCGGTATAGCCGCACCTAATAAACCACCAGTTAATCCAGCAAGACTGCCAAAAAAACCACCTCTCTTCTGTCTTCTAGCTTCTCTTTTTTGTTGCTTTTCTAATCTTTTAATATCGGACTGTCTTTTTACAGCTCTAGCAAGCCTTGTACCACCAGCACTACTAGTTAAACCACCAGTCTGCATCATGTTAAATAAATTATTTGGATTGTTCATGGTAAAAGTCCTTTGAATTTAATAATAAATATGTTATAACGCACATAATATTGTTACCCGGCACTAATTTTTAAAGTTCCAGAATCATTCCATAATTGACCAGCATTAGTTGGATCGCTTGTAGGTAAATTACTTAGTTTTACAGTACCGCCACTAACATCTAATGTACCTTTTACATTTAAATTACCACCTACAGATAAATTTTTATTTACCCTATAACTATTATCTGTATCCATAAAAGATACCCATAACCTACCTTGTTCTTTTCTATACCTTTCTAGTCTATTAGACTTAGATATGTATATAACTTCCTGTCCTTCTCTAAGTGAATTAACAGATGGCTGTGATTTTACTACCTGTATCTTATCTTGTTTAGAATTTTGCGTTCTTCTTGCTTCTCTAATCATCAATCAAGTTTTCTATATAGTTCTCTATATTCAATACTAATATCATTTATTTCTACCTTAGCAGATGTAGAAGAAGTATCCATTCTTATAGAGATCTTATTACATATTACAGGAGACTGAACAATTAATTTAACAGTGTTATAATTAGATGCATTGGCAGGGATAGTATTTATTAAATCAGTACTATCTCCGTCATCTTTTACTAAGCTAAAAGTATCTGTTATATCAGCAGAAGATTTATATGTAAGATAAACAGCATATACTTTTTTAGCCCTAGCTGAACTACCAAAATCAAAATCTTTTGTTTGAAATATTACATTTGTTTGTGCTTGAAAATCTCTATGTAATTTATAAAACCTAGTAGAAGAGCCAGCATCAGTTCCTACTAAAGCATTAGTACTATCTGAAAAATTAGTGTGCACCACATTCGTAATACCATCATGTGTAAAATCTTTTAAGAATGTAAAGTTACCTTTCTTTAAGTCACATACATAAGCATCACCATCACTAGCACAATTTTTAATTACATATACTAAACTAGTAGCCTCATCGTATATTATCATAGAGTTTACGGTTACAAAGCTATACCATGTATCATCATCTATTTTATTCTCAGATAGATCTCTTATTTGTGAGCCGTCATAAAAATACAAACCTTGTTTATTTACCCATATTATACCATACTGAGTCTTAGCAACTGCACCATGAAATTCTACACCCATATAATTCTTACTATCTTCTAAGAACCAATTAGTATCACTGGGACTAGATATATTTATAATATCTAGGCTATATTGCTTATATGCAAGTATTCTATCTGCAAAAGATTCTATAGCTGTATAATAATCAGCATCCCCCTTAGCCGCTTCTATAAAATTAAATGATGGAAAAGTGTCAAATCTATTTGGCATAGAATACATAATCCTATCAGGATAATTCTTAACAGGTGCTGTAGCTTTAGTATTGCCAGAGTTTTCATCTTTCATTGTAACATTACATATAAATGCCCTATTATTAGCTACAGTAGAATCTTTCCAAAATTCACCTTGGTCACCTAATGCATTACTAAATATACTAGAAGAATAACCATTTATAGTTTCATAAGTAATAAAATTTAAATCTTTTATAATAAAATTATCTGAGGCACTAGTTGTAGGACTACTATAATTAGAACTACCACCATCTCTAAACGTAGTATATTCATCAGATAAATTAGTTCTACATCCTTTAGTTAGATTAATATCTACAAGTAATAAATATTCAGAATCAGAATCTTTTTCTTTTATATATATTCTACCACCAGATATCCTAGGATCATAAGGAGACTTAGCTCCTACATTTACAGAGAATACTTTAAAATCATCAGCATCAGCTACATTAACAGTAGTAGAGTATTCAGTTAATAAACTTTCTTGATTATCATCATAAATAAAACTTTGTGCAAATACATAATCCCCAGACCTAATTAATCCTTCTTCACTTGTATCTGTAGATATGTTAAAATCAAACCCATTACCAGCAGTAGGAAATGTAGATACAGCAGGTGTAGTACCACCATCCACGCAATCCCCATTGGTTGGTTTTGCTAAATCATTATTTTTTGCAAAATATCCTAAATAAGAATTATCATCAGTTGTAGACCCAGCTAATGCTGGCAATAATTGAAAATGCCTTCTATTTATCCAGCCATACCATTGAACTTTACTATCATTTTTATCCGTAGTATCAAAACATCTAATTGAATCATCTATTTTGTGATATAATACCTTAGAGTTTATCCCAGTAGTAGATGATCTAAGTGTAATACTATCTTGTTGCCAGTTAGTCCCCGCTGTATTTGTAGAGTATACATCTATCTTATGTTCATCAGGATGTGCAAGCAACAACACTTTGTCGCCAGTACTAAATCCTACTACAGTAGCCGCCCAATATATCTGTCCTGTTTCAACAGATATAGTAATAGTCCTATCTAAAATAACATTATTACCACTATGACCTACAACAGTATATATACCTTGACCATTTGCATCTATTGAGTTAGCTGGAAAGGATGGTGCTGTAATAAGAAGTCTAGTACCCACAGGATATGATGTAGTTAAATTAACAGCAGAACCATTAACTTTCATTTCAAGTGCGTTTGTTCCTGTATTTTGCTGAAATCCATCTTCACTACCTCCTGTATTATCAGCAGTAGTTACTTCTTGAGTAACACCATCACGAACAAAATCTGTCTCAAAATATCCTAGTCCGTAACCAGCTTCTATATGGTCTATATGTGATGTATCATAAGCAGATAATAAATTATTAGTATTATCCTTCATGTTAAATGCACCACCAATCGCACCTTGTTTGGTAAAGGTTAGATTAGATACATCTGCAACTTCATTATCTGCTATGTCGGCAGGGTCTTTTAGATTATTCAGTCCCCCTGAAAAATCTTTTATTTGATATAATCTCTTTGGCACTGATTATTTTTTTACTAATCCTTCTATTATATCAGTAACAAGGTCAACACACTTCTCAAAGAATATCTGTTCTTTCTCTTCACTAACAAAAGGAATATCAATTTTTTTATTTATTTTAGATGCAAGCTGTTCTTTAAAGTCATCAGATTGTATGTGATCTACCATATCATCTGCATACTTTTCCACAATCTGATCTTTAGCTTTGTCAATAATACTTGCTAATATTGCTTTACTCATTTTCTTTTCTCCTTTAGTATTTCTTTTATTTCTGTAATGTCTTCCATCATTACATCTATTTTATATGTTATTAATTCTTTATCAGCTTTTGTTTTCAACTCTTTTTGCAATGCATTTATATCATATTTCATAAAGCTAAATGCCAATGTCACTGCACATACCATTGTAAGTATTGTAACAATATTTTCAATAGATATATTTGTGTTCAACTTCACGCTCTTCTTACTTTTCTAGCTACTTTTTTACTGTATTTAGCTCTTTGTTTACCCTTGGCAGAAGCTTGTCTTTTCTTCCTATTGGTAGCCGCACGCTCTGAGGCACTGAGACTCTTCCTAACTGATTCAGGTAAATAACGACCTCTCTTAGCTCTTGGCTTTTTTTCATCTCCCTTGCTGACATAATCCCATTTCTGTTTTGACCATTTAGATAATCTATTACTAGATGATTTAGCACCTTTGTACCCACCACCTCTTTTCTTATAACGCTTTGTGGCAATTTGAGCTTTACGAGCACTCCACTGCCCCGGTCTTCCTCCAGCACTGCCAGCTTTTACAGAAGCTACAATGCTCTTCCACATTTTTTCGTTAGTCTTTTTTGCTGTTTTAGCCATTACTTTTTTATCTTTTTTACTTTACCATTTTTTGTTCTGGCAAACTTATGTGTTTTAGTTTCTCTTATTAGTGTGCCGTAATGTTTCTTACCACCCCACATCCAACTTACTTTCTTAGCCATCACTTCTTCTTATGTGTCATTTGTACTTTAAAGGATGCCATCAAGCTAGAACCTTTATGTGCTTTGTATCCACCTTTAGGATTCTTCATTAACTTAAAACCCTTACCAGATTTCATCCAATGATAGCCGTTAGGTGCTTTTACTTTTTTATTCATTTAACTACCTTTCTTCCATTTCATAGATTTAGATTTAGTTTTACTAGGACTCCACTTAACTCGATTTGCCCAATAGGCGGCACTGAGCTTGCCCTTAGCTATATTTTTTGCATGGCGACTTTTAAACGCCTTACGTTGTCCTACTGTTTGATTAGTTTTTACGCCTTGTTGTCCAAAACGAATTGTCTTTACCTTATCACCTACTTTAGCCACAACTACATGTGACTTCTTAGGATGTCCGGGAGTACGCTTAGGTTTATTATATCCTGATACACCCGCTCTAGCTAATCTTGGATCTTTCTTTTTTGGCATATTATCTCCTAATGCTTTCCATTTAATCTACTAATAACACCTTTTATTTCCGATATTTGATTATCCAGATCATTAATCTCCTTCGTAATTGAATCAAACTTTCTGTCCAACTTGTCGTCACTTTGATTCCAACGGCTAATAAGTTTAATAACCATACCCTCCATATTTTCGAGTGTTTCACTTTGACCTCTATTCTCTGTTTTTAGGTCTGCCAAACTTTCTGCCTGCTCCGACCCTCTTTTGTTCATAGAGAATACCATATACACTAGCAAAAGCCCTGCGACAGCGATCATACCCCCTTCTGCGTACACTTCCATGAATTCCATTATTTTTTTCTCCGCACTTCACGATTTATAAAATAGCTATGATGAAAGTCTTCTTCAGTTAAGATTACTTTCTTTTTCTCTTTTTCTTTCCCCAACTTAAAGGGTTTAAATTTAATTCTGTTTCGTACCATTCTAATTGTTCTTGCATTTTACTTATTTTTACTTCTTCTTCTGCTATATGCTTATTGACAAGTTCTTCAATGTTATTATCAGCGAGTTCCACTCTTCGCTCAAGTTCTTTAATTCTATTTTCAACTTGTAAGTACGAATAAACAAGTCCAGCGATAACCACAACTGCTTGAATAAGCCACTTAATATTAATAGATATAATAGCGTTGTCATCGACCATAGCTCCACGATAGCTCCTTGCCGTTTTAGGTTTGACATTACTCATACCTCATAACCAGCAACAGACCAACCACTATCACAACTACCAAGAATTATTAACCCTCCAAGTATAACTATTAAAAATAATATTATACTAAGATAATCTTTCCAATCCTCATTCACCAGACCACTCATCCTTTTTCATTTCTTCTATAGCTTCACTATGTGATAACGCAGTAATACCACTAACTGCTATAACTTCAGCGTGTGTGCCATCTGCTATAGCAAGTTCATACTTAACTAATACTTTACTGCCATCGTTATTCCATCTTGGACTGCCAAGTTTACCTAACTTAAATGCTGACTCTTTCCATGTTGGATCTTGTAATGTAGTCGTATCTATTTCTTGATCTGTGTATGTATACTCTTCTTCTACTTGTGGTACACCACTTAGTAAAATATGCTCATCTATCTTTGCAAGTAATTCAGCTTTAGTATCTCCACTACTATAATCTATACTATGAGTGTCCATAAATGCCGTTATTTCGCTTTTTAAATTGTCATCGGTAGGTAGAGTTGCATCTACATTTCTTTTTGCTGTTTTACTAACATCTTTATATGTGTACTCATTCCAAGACAATCTATCAGCAGTTTTTAGTTTACTTGGCAGTTTACCTTCGTATACTGCTTTGGTTAATATTAAATACGTATTAGTCATTTTTGTGTTTACCTTTTTGGTGTTTATAGTTTTTGTTTATCTCTGATCCTGATAATGCACGATTGTACACCCTTGCTTCATCAATTAATCCATTAAAAAAATGTCTTGGTGTACTTGATGTACTAACACACCCAACAACAACATTTGCAGTTCCATCTTGTTTAATAGATGTAACAGTTGCTCCACTTGTAGATGCTGATACTTCACTTCCATCTACATACATTTTCATTGTACCACTTGCAAAAGTAACTGCATAATGATGCCATAGATTGCCATCTGATATAGCATTATCTGCTCTTAATGTTTTTAGAGTAGCTGAAGAACCTGCACTTGATACTCTAAATATTAATCTTTTATCAGTTGGAAATTGTAAAGAATACTCTCTACCACTATCTCCTGCCTCATCGTATTTAGAAATCATAGTATTATCTTCAGATGGTGTAACTCTATCTAACTTTGCCCAACACTCTAATGTGAGTTGTTCACCTACTACTAAACTTTTAGTATGAGGTACTGATACATACTCACTACTACCATTTAACCTTAACACATTGCTACTTGGATTAGTAAAATAAAACCCAAGTCCATCTCTGTTTGAGTTAAGTCCTTCTCTGATCGTTATAGAATCTGGACTTCCCGATACTGTGCCATCCTTATCAATAATTGCTCCTGTTATTGAATTAGAATCATTATTATTACCACTTCTATCCTGTACACTTGAATTAGTATCTGCATCTGTTAATGCGTGTGGATTAAAAGTATAATATAATTCTAAATCAGAAGATTGTATTGATGCTATGTTGCCATTCTGTCCTGCATTATAAATGCTTAACACTTGAGCATCGGTAAGAGACTCACTCCAGATAGCAAAATGAGAAATATCTCCATCAAATCTTGCAGATGCACTTGCACCCATATGTCCAATTCTTATTGCTTTATTTGTTCGCAATGGAACATGACCGCCATCAGCACTTACTAATGTTTTTGAATATCCATTAAAATATATTTTATATTTTGAACCATCCCACACTAAAGCTATATGACTCCAAGAATCTGAAGGAATAGATACAGAGTGGTCTACCCAAGCAGTTTTATAATTTGTACCACTTTCATTTTCTTGCATCATTATAATTTCACCATCAAAAGAAGTTGTATTATTGCCTCCTAATATTAAACCACCAAAAGACCAATTATGAAAAAATGCAACACCTTGTGTGCCACTTGTAGTAGTAATTGTATTATTTGGTCTTACCCACAATGATATTGATTTATAATCTACATTGATTGCATTTCTTATTATTACATCATCAACACCATCAAAACTCGCAAATTTATCTCCACGATTTTTCCATGTAGTAACACCATCGTTTCGCCAATATGCTTTTAATGCAGATGCTTTACTATGTGTAGTAGCATCGAGTGGGATTCCATCATTAAATAATTCTATAATTTCTGCTTGTGTTAAAACTTTATTAAAAAATGCAAATTCATTTCCATCTCCTGTACTATACTTCCCACCTGCTGAATATGCCATTAAATTCCTATAATTTGAGCTAACAGTACCTGTACCACTTGTTGATGATGCAAGTAAAATTCCATTTTGATAAATTTTTCCCTCTCCACTTTTTGTAGTAAAAACATAATGATTCATCTTTCCATTATCAATTACACCTGTAGCATTTACTGCACCAGAACCGCCAGACATTGTATTTGTCCAATATAATCTTGTTGCATTAAACCATTGTGCATAATCTCCACCACCATGTACTGAAAATAAAGCTCCAACACCCTCTCCTATTTTTTTTCTTGCCCATAATGATATAGTTAATTCTGATAGTCCACTTGTTAATCCATCTGGTAATAACACATAATCATTTACTCCATCAAATATTGCAATCTGATTATATCTCATCAATGGTACTTGTGGAACTACAGGTTCATTTACAGCAGTCTCAAATCCAGATGAGGATATGCCTACTTCTTTAATAGAAATATCTGTCATTGAAAAATCATTGCCACTTGCAGATGCTTGAATTTGCAAGTTACTCCCATCTCCAACTGCTGTAAGAGTATGAGAGCCATTTCCATAATTAACATATCCACTATTAGCCCAATCAAAATTCAACAAAGCATTTCCAGATGAAGATATCGTAAATTGGACTTGATAAGTTTTTGTATTTGCAAAAGTAGTTTCTGTTGATGCATCATCCATAATTGTTATCCTACCAACACCACCACCTGCTGTAAAAGCAAAAGCACCACCTGTAATTGAACCATCTCCAGATAATTTAAAGTTTGCATTAGTTTGTCCATTTGCTAATGCAGTATCAAAAGATGGGTCATTAACTATCTCATCCCCAAAGAAATTTGTAGTAGCGTGGTTGCCCATAAGGACTTCTTTGACATCAAAACTATTTAATACAAGTTTATCTCCTGTAGATACATCTACTTCAAATATTCTAAAGTATGAACTTGCACCATCACATACTCCATATATAGTATTTATACCTGTTGTTAATGGACTTTTAAGAAAGACATCAGCACTACAACTACCACCTGCATTATTTATGCTATAACTTCCTGTTGTTGTGCTATCTACATCTAATGTTACTTTTAAAAATTTTTGAGGTATTCCAGAACCACCTGCAAAATTACCTGCTGATAATTGACCAACAACGGCAGGACTATCGCCATCCATTGTAAAAACCATTTGGTCATTAGAAAAAGATTTAGTAGCTCCACTACTTGTCCAATCGTTAGATGTAACTCCAGAAAATGTAGTATTACTTGCACTTGTTATTTCTGAACTACCCAACTTCTTTTCACTATGATCATATACTATTGATTGTGGACTTTCTGGGTTACCTTCAATCATAGGATACCAAGCTACAAGGTTATCCTGTACTGCACTTGGTGTGTTTTCTGGTTTTCTATAAAGTTCAGTTACTTGTGCCTCTGTAAGTTGAGCATCAAAAAACTTTACATCTGCCATACTACCATTAAAATAAAAATTAGATATACCACCAATACCAAATACACCGCTTAATGGATCATTTGCATTGATTGTATCTGCTCCACCAGAATCAACTTGACCATTAATATAATAATTAACTGTAGTACCAGATCTTGTTACCACTACATGATTCCATGCTCCAGATACAATAGCATCAGCACTTGTTACAGGACTACCTGTAGCATCATATTGTATTTGAAGATTACTATTTAAATATATTAGAAAATTTGAAGCATCAATTCCTATTACTACTTTTGAACCTGTAGATGTTTTAACCCAACATGAAACAGAATGAGTAGTACCTAAATCTATTGATGGTGTTTGTACAGCATCAACTACCCCATCAAATACTAATGCTCTGCCACCATATACATCTGCGTGATCTGCAATGTTAGCAGTAAGTTTAGGAGAGTTTGCGTATCCAGAATTAATTGTCGTAGCCATTATAGTAGTCTCCCATAGTTACCAGATAAAGGTTTAATTGATATAGCAGAAATAGTTATTGATGAAGTGTTGCTCGATGGTTGTTGGCGAAGATGTAATCTTGCACTACTGCTTGTAGTGTTTGCTAATAATACAATTTTTGAACTACCTACTGATGTGTTATTCCAAATTAAATCATGCACTACAACGCTACCTTCACTATTTGTACTTGCAGTAAGTCCTCTAATGTAAGTATTTGCTCTTGAATCAATAGTTATATTTATTTCATAAGCAGTTCCTGCATCAACACTAAAAGCATTTGTATTAAAAACTTTACTATAAGCACCACCTTCATCTGCTTGTGATGCAGTTACAGTTTGCCCACTTGTAGTAAAACTTGACCACCCTGCGTAATGACCTTGATTTACTAAAGAATTATTTTCCCATCCTGTAAACAATTCTTCTCCTAATACTCCACCTGTGGCATCTGGTATATATTTAGTAGCAAAATCACTTGTTTGTACTGCATCGAGTGGATAGTACGCCACGATGTCGTTAATTACTTCTTTAATGCTAATGCTTGATAATGTACCTACAAATGATTGAGAACGAAGTGTAATAGAACCATTTTGGAATGGAACTGCATAGTTAGTAAATGTGCCTACACCACCTATTGATGATGATATTCCAAAATTAGTTCCAAATGCAGCAGAACCACCTTGATGAGATAATGAGCCACTTGTATATGCAGAACATACTACTACTATCTTATATACTTTTGATGTATCCCAAGTAACATTATCTGCTATAGCATAATAATCACTACTAACACTACCACCATTTACAACCATTTCTCCGTTAAATGTAGTAAGTGTAGATAAACTACTTGGTACTGTTACACCTGTCCCATCACTAAAATCGTGTGTTAATGTTTCTGCACCCAATGTACTCTTTACATCTGCTGGAATATTTTGGTATGATTTAGATTCAAAGACAGATTGTATTTGAGATTGCGTTAATGCACCTCGCCATATTCCTACTTGACTAATAAGACCATCAAAATATTGAGATGGATTATGGTCTGCTCCAATTTGAAAAATATCATTTTCTAATAATAATGGTGATGCAGTTCCTCCTGTTAAAGACAAACTAACACCATTTAAATAAATAGCACTATTAGCAGTAGTAGTATTACCCCCACTATATGTTATAGCAAAATGTTGCCATTCATTTGCTTGTATTACGCTTGAGTTATGTAGTACATCTGAACCCCAAAAAGCAAAATATGGTTTTCCTGCATTAAAATATAAAGCTACTCGTTTTGCTGAATCAGTAGTATCATCATCTCCAAAAACTACAACTGTATTACCACCAGTAATAGTATCTGGTTTTATCCATGCACTAATTGTAAAACTTGCATCGCCTGTAATAGACAATGGAGACAAACTAATACGGTCACTTGAGCCATTAAAACTCGCACTTCCATTTCCAATCGCATCTGCTTGTCCTTCTTTAGCTACATCAACTGCACGAGGTAAGATCGGTGCATTGCCACCATATACTGATGTGGTAGTTGTTGCTCCTGTGACAAATCCTGTATTTGAGGTTACAAGTTCCCATGATGCACTTTGCAATTTAAAAGCACCATGAACATCATTTCTTCCTTCAATCTTTAATGTTTTAGCAGAGCCATAAGCACTTGCTTGATTATAATATATTACATGACTGCCATTATCATAATACGCAGTAGGAATAATATCATTTCCACCTGCTTTAATTTTAATTCCTGCTTTTGTATTTGCATCTGAAACTGTAAAACTAAATTTATACAAACCTGCGTTTTGAAAAGTTGCTGATGGCAACTCTAATCTATTTTCATGGGCAGTTGCATCATAAATAGCTTCACCATTTGCTATAGTCCAAGCACTTCCTGTAGTCCAATGTGTTCCTGTAGTAGATGCAGATTGCGTACCACTTAAATCAAATGTAGAATCTGTAAATAAATTTGTACCTAATGTTTCTCCTGTTGCAGGTTGAACTACTCCGTCACTTGCACTATCTAATGCCCACCAACTAACTAAACTTGTTTTTTCTACACCCTTTAGTTGGCTATAGGATTTGTTTTGTATGGATTGGATTTCTTCTGGCTCTAATGCTCTTGACCAAACTGCATTATTTGCCATCTTGCCATTAAAAAAATTATCACTTGTACCTTTTTTCCCTATTATACTTGGAGTAAAAGTATTATGATTTGTAAGGGTAGTTCCTCCTGCTATACCATTTCTATAAACAGTTATAACATTATTTGAGTCTCTGGTTATTGCAAAATGTTGCCACTCTCCTGTTGTAAATGTTAAACCATGAGTTATATCATATCCATTATTATTTAACTTTATACCTACTTGTGTAGCACTATTTATTCTTAACCAATTTTGATTAGCACTATCTCCCCAAATAACCACACTAAACGCATCTAAATAAACCCAACAAGACAATGTAAAGTCTTGTAATGTTTGAAAACCACTTATATCAATTATATCATCGCTTCCATCAAACTCTGTCGAACCTTCTGATGGGAACTTTAGTGTGTCTGACTTATTAGATTTGAAGTCAAGGTATAGTTTAAGGTTTTCCTTAACAAAGGTTAAAAGGGATGCACCACCCTTGACTAAACTACTAGATATTCCTAGCATGTTAGCCTAGATATGCTACAACTGATCCACTAGCTAGTGTAAATCCAGTCCATCTACCAAATACTGTAATCCCTTGCGGAAATGTATTGGAAGAATCTATTGCATCCCCATTACCACCTGATGTGCCTATATAAGATGAGCTATCTGGTGTTAATGTTGTAAATGTAGTATCTTCTAAGAATTGAATACCTATTATCTTTTTACCTGTAATGGCATCTGTACCATCTTCAAATAGACATCCAGCTTGACCTAAAGCTACATTGTTGGATTCACTTACTGTATACTTACTTATACTTGCCATTTTGTTTCTCCTATCTATGCCTTACCGAGCGTGGCAACTCTCATGGGCATATTGGTTATTTAAAATCTGCTGGGACTACTGCCCTAGTTCCACCAGTCTTACTTCTTTTTCTTGCTCCGTATTTCTTTACGGCATTATTAAATTTTCTTTCATGTTGTGCCATTAGTCCCATAGAAACTTGTGCTATATTACCGTCACTTGCCGTTCCAGCCCTATCCATATATAAGCATTTTTTCACATAATCTACAATAGCAGAATGAAATAAATTATCTACATCTGGAGTATCTGTTAACGCAGTTACTCTTTTAGGATTTCCATAGTAATGTAATAATAAACCATTTGATACAGCGTGATCAATGGCTTGATAAGCTTTTCTTGCTGTTCTAGTTTCAGCACTAGAAGAAAACGTAGTGACAAGACCTAAATGATCACCCCTTATAAAGTATAAAACAGCATCTTCTGGATATTTTATATTACTAGCCATTAGTCTCCCGGGTCTTTTATTCCAGCACTTTCAGATGTCATATCAAACATTAATGGTTCTCCATCTAAAACTCTAGGTATTTTTATATAATCACCTTCATTGTCCATAATATCTACACGATATATTTTATTTATACCAAGCTTTTCTCCACCCGAATCAACGGCACTATCTCCAATATTGTAAAACATTTGATCTGCAACTATATTTATTTTAGCAGATATAGATTTTTGAGAATACTCACCTATTTCATTTATAGCATCATTAATAAGTGACATAATATATGCTTCAGGTGCATCTGGAAATACTTGCCTAACCCTACTTATAATTTGCTTTACTGTTAATGCATGTATTGAGTGCGACATACTACCTCACTAGCTGGGCTAACCCAGATTTATAATCTTCTTTTAATTGATTTATGATTGGAATATACAACTCTATATCTTCTTCTCCACTATATAATGCTTCTAAACTTTTTATTGTAGCATATATAACCACCAAATATTCTGCCTCACTTGGAAAGTTAGCTATTGCACTATCTCCAAAAGCTACAGATGGAAACACAACATGAAGAACTTTAGCATTTTCTGTGTTATCAGGAGCTGGATAAACTTCTAATTCATTATCATATATTAGATATGCTGGATCTGTTTTTGTTGCAAAATCCATTTCACTACTATCTTGGACTTTACCTCTTAAATAAGTAGAAACAAATCTACATGGTTGATCTATTACTTGATCATTTCTAAGTACTGCTAATATTAAACCTTTTTGATTCACAAGTGTCAATTTAGGACTAGAACTATTTAGCGTTGTAACGTCAGCACAATCCTCTAACAAGCTTTTAGGCAAAGAATTTATAATCTCCTTAGCACCATCTGTTAAAAACTGTGTAAGCTGTGTTTGATTTGGTGTGCTACTACCACTTATAGCAATAGAAGCTAATGATTCTACCTGTGCTTCAAATGTTGCCATGAAGTCTTTCTCTCATTTCTTTTGCATTTTGATCAATGCTTTGTGCGGATATTTCTACATCTGTACGTTTACCCATATCAGACATCATATACATATTTGTAGTAAATATACTTTCTGAAGCTTTCTTACCGCACTTCTTGCAATAAAACCACCCTTCTTTATTAGGATGGTTACAATGTATACATTTCTTTTTCATAATTAATTCTTTCATAGTTTTGGGGAGGAACTTTTATTGAACCTCCCCACAGTACTATAAACTGTTATCCTTATGTATTCGGATTAAGACTCTATAGATACATTACCTGAACTAGAAAGGTGAGTAACGTACCAACCATGTGTACCATCTGCTACAACCTGAACACAATCACCTTCTTTACCATTAGAGTAAATTAAGTCTTTGTTATCAGCTTGAGCCGCTAAACCGCAACCACCTAAGAACTTATCACTAGCATTTGGACTGAGTGTTATTTCAACATCGTCAGCACCAGCAATGCAAGTGTAAACATAACCAACAGAAGTTGCTGGTAAGGTGATAACACAATCAACACTTAAAATGTGATCTGAGCCTACATCTGAAGCATCAAATGTAGTAGTAGAAGCAATTATAGGTTGAGAGTGATTTGGCTTAACATTAGATCTTTCTATGAAAGCACCACTTGATTTATTTAGACTATCTGATCTCATCTTATACTCCTTCTAGGTTGTATAATGCGTGAGACTCAGAAAGGGTAACTTCTAGACCTGCTTCAGTTAAGATCATGTCTTTT